TCTTGTCTCGTGGGCTCGGAGAGTTGTATAAGAGACAGATCTAACATGATACCATATCTAGCTAATTTACCATTCATTAATGCATTAGAAGTGATGAACTCATATTTATCATCTACGATATGATAAATATATGTAGATAAACTAGAATTATTCTTATCTAAGACCATATTAGACATTCTACGTAAAATAACTAAACAATCATCGATATCACCCACATCAGATAATAACCAACTCAACGGTACTTCGTTAAAGCCATCGACTTTATTCATGTCTACCAAAGACCACTTACTACCAATGTGATAAGCAACATCTAAACGCTCAACCGCACTACCTAACTTTTCATCTTCATAACTTGCTAAATACACTTTAACTTGATTAAATTCACCCTTAGTAATATTAAATACTTTTGATGTATCTACATACTTAACTAAGTCATCAAGAGTTAAGCTATCAAAAATAAACTCTTCCATAATAATCCCCTATGCTAAATCGGGCTCAAAATGATACCCTAACTCAGAATCATCCTCAACCATATGAAAATCATATACTCTACCCATAGACCAACCAACAGATGGATCAGTAATAATCTCTACTGGCCACTCAGGCAACTTAACAGATTGTGTTTCTTTGATAATCTTTAATATACGCATTAACTTAGTAGCACGTACTGTATAACCAATCTCATCATGGATAGCAACCCTCCAAGCAACATCGTCCTTGAATTCTTCATTATTAAATAATGCTTTCCACAACTTAATCATTACCATTTTAAGAATATCACCAGCAACACCCTGTACACTTGTGTTACCAGCACTACGATTAGCAAAACCTATCTGTTTATTCTCATAATAAGAACGTAACCTACGTGGTCTACCAAAGAATGTCTGTAACATACCTTTACGTCTAGCACTATAGATTAATCTATCTTGCCATTGGAATAAAGTCGGTAACGCTTTCTTATACTTATTATAGAAATCCTCTGCTTCTTGTAAAGACTTAAATCCATACCTACTATCAGCATACAATGAATGAGAACTAGCACCATACAAAATAGAGAAGTTGGCGTACTTTGCCATCTTACGATAATCCCTATTATAATGTTCTTCGCCCCAGATAGCTACTGCTGTATTACCACAAACTGATGTCTTACCATTACGTCTCACAAACAACAACGAACTAGGAACTGCAAAACACACAGATTTAACAGGTTCATCATACTTAATAATCTTAGTATTCTTATTTGAACCCCTAACATCTCTCTTACCACTGACACAATTAAGTTTATACAAAGAAACATTGTATCTATGAGAAACATCTTTAATATTAGTTGAGTATCCTAAATTAATAAGAATTAATTGTAACTGTTCAACTAGTTTTTTAGACTGTACTAATATAGTTTTAGAATTTTCTCTACCCTCTCTGTTATCATGTAAACCATCACCATCATACATAGCTAAGAAGAATTTTTCTAATAATCTATCACTAAAATGTAACATCTTATCAGACAAAACCCTATCTTTTTTAAGATTACCACCTATATAGCTAACAATAGTATCAAATAAAGCTGAACTTGTAACAGAAAAGACATGAAAATCACCACTTAACGTGGAAGTCCTACCACAAATATTAATTTCTTTACCTTTACAGATAGTAACTTTTTCATCAAAAAGATTCCCTAATCTAGCATTAAGTTTTTGCATTTTAGACAACACTTCTGATTTTGCCTCTGACTGAGAAAAGTACACAGTTTTAGAACCATTACTTCGTAAACATGTACCACCATCAGTAATAACATACCCAAGAAGTTCTACAAAATCATCAACTGAAATATCATACCCATCTTTGTGATATGTACTACCCATGTGAATAACTCCGCTATCTACGATATCATCTGAACTTCTAAATACTTTAGTAGATACAGGACTACAGATTGTACGATAGGAATGTTTCTTATATAATTCATCTGCACGTTTAATATACCAATTATCCCTACCTTTATCATACATACGATGATTAGGAGTAACTAATAAATCAGTATTATTACCAACAAAATGATACATTGTATCTGTTTCATTGAAATATGCATGACCAGCTTTAACAAACTCTAATTCTTTAGTATCTTCATTATACTGTGCAATCTCAGTATCAATACCAATATGTTCATAAGTTTTCCAACCATCCCTAGTTAAAAACTCAGTATCTAAAGAATAACACCTTTTATGAATGTCATCACCATGTACAAAAGCATCAACCCAATTAGGCTCACGACTTAAATTAGCGGCGATACGTAATTCCTCAGCGGCATAATCAAAACTGGTGTATAAAAAATCATCATCATTGCTATCTTCTAACATTTTAGGTGAAATAGCCATACGTATATTTAAATCATCATCCATACCCTCAACCCATCCAATATATGTTGGGTCATCAGGTATGATATGTTTACCATCTTCATCATAAGAAGAATAGACAAACTTATATCCCATAATAATATTATCTTTTTTAGAGAATAAATTTCTATCTCCTAAATCAAACACATCTTCCATCTTTACATGTGGCTTGGGTAATGATTGGGCATTCACGGCTGTGAAGAAAGAATTCTTCCCATCCTTACCACAAGCAAGCCTCCCAGTTGGTACTTCAGTTGTTTTGTAGGCGAACCTACAATAACCCCTACGTTCATACTCTTTCATTAAAGGCTTAATATAAGAAGATATTAATTTAGCTGTTTTCTTATAATTGATATATGACTTCAAAGCTGGGAACTTTTCTACATACTCTTTAGGTAAATCAGCTAGTATCTTAATACCAACTGACATAGTACCTTTAGATGTACGCTCACCAGTATCAATCCCCAACCTCTCAAAAGCTTGTGCAACCTGTACAGGTGAGTTTAGATTAATCTGCCCACCTATCATGGCATACACGTCTCTCTCCATCTTATCTACCCTATCAGTAGCTATAATGTAAAGATTTTTAAGTACATCACCATCCAACCAAATCCTCTCATTCTCATAGTGTAATAAAGGATATAACATCAAATTATCAAACTTAGCAGAATGTTTAGCCTCTGTAAAATACTTAACTGTTGCAGTTGCAAGTAAAAAGGTACACAACGCATCTGCGGCGGCATAAAACACTGTATCTTCATTTTCAGATGGATTTAAATAGAAGAATGAACCAGCATTTTCAATTACCTCATCAAAGTGTAACTGTTCAATCCCTAAGAAATGTAAACTAGACCACTTTAAACTAGGATATTTTTGGTTTGTATCAGCTAACCATACAGGTACGGAAACATCATAATAATCAACCTTAGACATATCAAACTTAGCATACATCCAACGTCTTTTATCTAAATCTGCTTTATTCTCTTTATACCCATAGTATTCCATAATTCGTGCATCATAACGCATATTATACATGAATACCTTCTTAGCTTCACACATACGCTCATAGATGAATTTTACAGATTCCTCACCTAAATTACCATCATACTGAAAATGATATACAGGCACATAATATGCTGTTTTACCATCTAAACAAAAAGAGTAGCCTACTAAGTCAATCTCTTCAAAATCTAAACCTGTAGTCTCTGTATCGAAAGCCATATAGTAATCTTTTTTATCTTTAAAGATACTCTTTAAGTCTTCCATACTTTCAACTAATACAAAGTTAAAATTCTTATACCAGTTCTCTATCTTAGGAACAGCACCTACCCAATGTTTATAATCACTCTTAGCTTTCTCATTAGCCATAGATAGATTTTATTCCTTTCTTTTAAATCTACAATTAAACATAAGACCTACATAGTAATCTAACCCACCACCACTCATGAATACATCTGATATATGCACACACAAGTCGTCATCTTGTAGAAGAAAACTAATTGTCTCACTTATATCTCTTGATACATATCCTACATGGTATGTACCACTATAACCATCAACAGACAGCATAACTTTTACAGCATGTTTATCATGAATATTTTCAGGCTCACGTACTAATTCTAATATAACCCTATTAGCCATAATATTATCTAGTATAGCCTGTAACACTTCTTGTGCATTATATTGAAATGTACTACCTACCAATTTTAATGTAAACACACAATCAGTAATATCACATGTTAAATTCTGTAAAAATGAAGGTAACTCTTTATTCATTTTGAAAAGTCACCCCTCGTATTAATCCATAACTTAGTCTTAGAGAATAGTATCTTAATTGCATACCTCTCCGATAATACACCCATTATAGGATTTTCAACTATAACACCTCTAGACCTAAGAGTCTTAGCAAGCTTTAAAAATCTATCGCTTCTAGCTAGAAGAACTATCTTATTTGTACCTAATGATAGGCACAAACGATACAGTTCCTCAGCAACTATATTACACCAACTAGTGTTTTGTATAATATCCCTTAAAGTAACTGAACCATCTAATATATCATCTTGATACATAATACCCATTCCAGTTAAATATACGATATCCATCTTCTCTATATCAGAATATTCTACCAATAACTTTAAGAAAGTACTTCTAGTTAAATAATCAGCAACTCTTTTATTTTTCTTCTTACTTGTACCCCTAGTATGTAATGGTATTACTGCAAGTCCATTTCCTATAATAGGAACATTCTTAGCCATTGATTGACTCTAGAAGTACACAATCATTCTCTACACCTGTAGATTCATTAATTGTTTTGTATTTATTGAAGAAGTCATCAGATGAATTGAACTCTTCACCAATAATACCACTAATATCAGAATTAGTAATCTTAACCTTACCATTAGGTAAACGAATAGCTGTAATCTTAGCCATAGCATATTCTCCTCTTTTAAATAAAAAATACATCAAATATCTTACTACAATATCTATTACAGTATCAAAATCTAAGTATAAATCACATAGATTAAGTTTATAGATAATAACAATAAATGCTACCTCATATCGGCTGTACTATGCAACCACCCTATTAGTATGTTCTTACGGCTATACTAACTTGCTTGTAAATATATTCTGATGTCTAAGATATTCTAACTCTTCTATGAGATTCTCCCCAGACTTCTTTAATATATTTAATGCTCCATTCAAATCAGCATCTATTATCTTTCCCTGTTTAGACTTATAAATGCCTCTTTTTATTCTTCTACCACTAAACTTTAATTCCTCCGTTTCTGCCCTATATACTGGTATATCGTCATTATCAAGATAACTGGCTTTAGATGTATAACTTTCTTCTTGTTCTATATACTCTATACCATTATCTTCTAATTTATACTTTAATATATCCAATATCTTACTAAATGGGATACTTACAAAGTTTTGATTATTCTTACTTCCTAAATTTATCTCATGTTTCCACCCCTTATTATACCCAACTACTAATTTTGATATTCTTTCAACTTTTAATATCTCAATTAACTTATTAGTATAATACCCTATATAGTTTCTAAGCTGTTCTCCCCTCTTATATAGTAATCTATTTATAGATTTAGAAGTATACACTTTATTAGGTAGCATTGACTGTAAACCAGCTTTTGTCTTATTAAAATACTGATTGATTGCTTTTAATTTAGTACCTTTTATTGAAACTCCTTTCTTGTTATAATTGAAAGCTACTGTAAATAAATTTTCTAACCCCAAATCAACACTTGCTACTCTATCAGTCTTTTCTATCTCTATTACTTCACTTTCATAAACTAACTCACATAATATCTTATCATTCTTAGTGTAAATTCTAAAGCATTTACACTCTAAGTCCTTATGCCTATTAGATATTTTAATCCCCTGTTTCATCTTATCAGTCCCAATATAACCTAATTTTAATTTCTTTTTAGACATTACTTGATTGTTATACTCTACCAAATTATATTTTTTCTTATATTTAGGTATATTGATTTGCTTATCATGAGTTTTATTTTTCCTCTTCTCTAACAACTTCCAATAACAAGTCCAATCATTTTTAAGCTTATCTACTATATTTTGGACTATTTTTAAGTTGATAGAATATTGTTTTAACTTAGAAAACTCACAAATAATCTTATAAAACAAAGAAGAAAATTTTTTATTCCCCTCCACATACTCTAAAAATAACTCTTTTAGACTAGGATATTCATTTATAAACTCTAAAGAATATTTTTGTTTATTAGAATTCTTGAAGTAAAGTTGTCTTAGAATATAATTAGCAAAATTATAGACTTCTTTACTTTCTATTAATTGAGTTTTAATATATTTGTAATCTACATGAGATTTTTTAATATTAAATCTAACTATCCTCTTTACTTTCATATTCTAACTCCTCAGTTTTATTTTACACCTCATACCATCTATCGTTATTCTATTATACTTAATTTTAAGTAACTTTACAACTATAATTTACTTAAAATTCATACTATTTTATTCTTGAATTAAGGATAAGACCTTATATAAAGCATTTTTATATTGCTCATATGACACCTTACCAACCTTAAAAGTAGATAATACATTTTTATTATAGTACTCCCACCCTGTATCTTCCACTACAACATCTTTAACCTTTTCATCATGTTTACCAATATATGATAATCTCTCTTCCTTAGATAATGTAGACCATATCTTTTTAAAAATTAAGTTTACATCCTTACCAAATAAAATCTTCAATGCATGATAAGAACTGTATACCTTATTCTCAGAAAAACAATACAACAAGTCTGTATCTGAATGATATTTAGCAGACGGTTTACCTGTGATATCATCGTCATGAAAAGGACAATACATAGTAGAACCATCAATATAGCATCCATATTCTTTCAATAAATCACTAAGCCTAAAGTAATGATTAATAACATCAACCTTAACTAATGGATTTATCTCACCAACTAGTGTTTTATCAAAATCACTACTATCTTTACCCTTTGTTGTAGTAACTAAACTATTATCAACTTTTGATATATCTACTCCCATATCAAAAGAGTTCTCATTTTTAGTTTTTTCTTTATTCTTAAAACCAATCCCATCAACATCAAATAATCCCATGAGTTAATCTCCCTCTAACATAAAAATAAGAGTGTACCATAGAAAGATACACTCTTATTATACACTATTTTTTTCGTATGTTAATACCTAATTTTTTAGAGTTCTCAACAATATCTTCAACTTTACTAGATACATCGTCAACTTTATCATCTACTGTATCAGTAATGTTATCTACTTTACCAGTGATATCATCAACTTTTGTATCTACTTTAGAAGAAACCTCATCAACAGTATTATTAACAGCACCTGTTACCTTATCTTGTGTAGTATTAATAACACTATCAATGCTCTTACCCAAGAATAAAACTCTAATACATTCAATCAATTTGTCAATAAAACCCATATGAATCTCCTAGATTCCTAACTCATCAGACAACATTTGAATAGCCTTAGCTTTTTCTTCCCTAAACCTATGATTTAAACTATCCCGTAAAACAGAATTATTCCACTCAGTAGTCATGCACACATCATAGATAGAAGTGATTAAATCGTAATCAAATCGTTTCTCATCTACATAAGAAAGATTTTGTAAATCAAGATTTAATTTCTCACCCATAATCACTAAAGCATCTTCAAACATCTCTACAATGTTACCAGTACCATACTGAATTGCCCTAGAGAAAATTACATCTTTCATAGTCTCACTATGATTTTCAATGTTAAACAAATGTTCCCTTAACAACTCAACAGATACATCATAATACTTATGAATAGCATATGAATGTTGCATGTTGTAGAAATTCTCATAGTCATTATTAGCAAAATACGTCCATGCGTTGTCAAAGTCATATGAACCAATTTCATATTTATCTAACTCTTCTGCAATCCAGCTATATTCAGAATTTAAACCCCATGCAATAAAATCATCAACTGAACCTACATTACTAGCTAATTGATACATACCATATGACTTTCCGCCATAATCTCCCTCACCTGTAGAGATAGCACCAATGTCGCCATTTGATTCATATTCCTTACTTAAATCACCTCTGACACCCTCTCATGACTTTTAAGTCTTTGAAGTTCCTACCCAATGGTCTGCTATTTTAACACCATATCAAAAGAGTCTTACAACCAGACAGTAGGCTATTCCCCATGTGTCCCACGGTTATAATTATATATTTATATCTCTAAAAGTCGTAATCCCTCATTCAGAATATTTATTGCTGAGTTTATATCTCTATCATGATGAACTCCACACTCAGTGCAAGTCCACTCACGAATACTGAGATTTTTAACACTAGAATTCTTATACCCACAGCTAGAACATAACTGTGATGATGGATAAAATGTGTCTACTTTAGAAATAATTTTACCATACCATTCAGCTTTATATTCTAACTGTCTTATAAATTCATACAACGAAACATCTTGAAATGATTTAGCTAACTTATGATTTTTAATCATACTCATAATGCTTAATGTCTCAACACAAATAATATCATAAGTCTTTACTATATTAGTTGATAACTTATGTAGAAAATCTCTTCTAACATTAGCCACATATTTATGAAATCTTGATAATTTAATTTTAGCTTTTTCATAATTGGCTGAACCACTAACTTTCCTAGAAAGTGATTTAGCTAATCTTCTATATTTATCTTCAAGATGCTTTAATATTCTAGGATTCTTTATCTTCTCACCATTATTAAGAATAGCAAAATCTTTTAATCCTAAATCTATACCTACATTTTGATTGGTTCTCTCAAAGCATGGAATATAGACCTCAGTATGAATACTAGCATAATAATGACCTACACTATCTTTTGATATTGTAATGCTATAAATTTTAAGAATATTTTTATCTTCTAATTTATACTTATCTTTATATCTAAGTAAACCCACTTTTGGAACAGTGATAAAGGAATTATCTACTCTAATATTAGAACTTGTACGATAGGAGTTTTTATCATCTTTACGTTTAAATTTAGGATATCCAGAACCATTATAAAACTTTGTATAAGCATTATCTAAATCTTTTAAAGCGTTCTGTAATGCCCATTTATCAGGAACCCTGAGCCACTGTTTTTGTCTTTTAAGTTCCGTCAACATTTTTGACATATGATTATAAGTAATTTGTATCTTAAATTCTCGATATAAATAACTATTTAACTTCAAAAAATGATTATACACAAACCTTGATGCACCAAATGTCTTTTATAACAATATTTGTTGCTCTTTAGTTGGATAAATCCTAACTTTAAAACCTTTATACATAAGACGATAACACCCCCTCTCGTACTAAATAAAGAATATTACATCTTTATTATAATACCAAAAGGAATTTTTATCAAATATATAATTATAACTATGAAATTTTGAGAGGACGCTCGTTCAACTAAGTACGCTACTACCCAGCCAGCACCACTACGTGCATCTTTATCTTTCAATAAAGCACAGACCATATCACAATCTTTATTGTTTTCCAACAAAGACCTTCACCACTTCCACTATCAACCGCTTATAGTGTACTCCCTATCGGGATGGTCGTTGAATGTTCTCTTACAAGCTTCACTGCTGATTATCCATTACTACAACACTTAGGACTATACACACTTGTATAGCTTTTATTTCACCCTATGCCATCTTAACTATTTTTTCTGCTTTCGCCACAATTCACGCTCATATCATACTAACAGATATCACGTTGTAGTTAGTTAAGCTTTAGGAGTTTCCAGCAATTCAATGAATCTCCAAGACGTAGATTATCTCGGCACACACCTATCACTAGATGCATGGACTATTCACACTACATGCACCCATGATTTTAGTCATGAATACATATGATGATTCTAATCATAAAACATCTCCTATAAAGCATACGCATACTAAACAATACCTACCAAAACAAATTATTTATCAATGTGTAATGGTAACTTAGGAGATTTACTCCCATCAGAACCAACATTGACTTGAATACTATTATTTGTTACTGGTGTTTTATTATCCTTATCTACAGAATCAGGTACACCATCGCCATCTGAATCTGTAAATAAACCAATAATAGCCATTAAACACGCAACAGCAGAAACACCTGTGAGTATACTAATTAACTGTTCTAACCTCGGTAAAAACTTTAGTATCATATCTGGCTTATAGTCATAAAATACACCTAAAACAACAAACACTATATCTAATACAATAGGTAATAACCATATAAGAGCAAGTATTCCTATGAAAACTTGAATTTTCTTAGGAATACCACTCTTAGCATTATTTAAAAGTGTTTGGAAGATAGGTGTAACATTTTTTAAACCGTTAAAGTCCATAAGATACACCTCTCACCAATACTATCTATTTTATGAATATCTTATGTATATTTAATTGTTATCTATTATAATTGGTCTTCATCATTGTAGGAATTTCCATCCCACGGTTCAAATGTTTTTGTGTTTAAATTATATTTATTTGTCCCTTTAGGGAAAACAACAACCTCACCTGTCCACAATGTTACACCTATAGGCTCTTTAGCATCCACCATACCAACAAAACCTTGACCATTAGTAATACTAATATCAGCAGGTGTAAACTTATAAGTATACCCTTTAGATACAAATGAGTTTACATAGTCATAACTCATCTTAATACTTGGGTATACACCACCAATACCTCTATATCCCTCAGAAGTAATAACTTTAACACTAGAAGGTATTACAGTATCATTGCTCACAACACCAAAATCTTCAGTGTACATTTCTCTATCCCTATAAAACTCAGGAGAATCCATATACGTAGTTAAAACAGTCTCATCATCATTTAAAGAATAAATATATTTCAACTTCCTATACAATACATCCCCAACAATAGAGCTATCATAATCCATATAGTATTTTATACGTTTACCATATGGATTATATCCACCCAAAGCATTAGAAACAACATTAAAAGTATCATCATTACGAGAAGTATAATATTTATTAAACCTAAGACTATTACCATTAACAAAAACTTCTACTTTACAACTCTCTAAATTGTTACCAACAGACTGAATATCAGTCAAGAATAAAACAAGAGTCCTTTCATCCTCTTTTCCCATTAAAGTATCATTATATGCTGGGAGTGTTTTTATAACACAATTTACACCATTCTCAGGATGAATAAGCTCACTTGTATACAAAGAATCATCAGCTCCAAATAAAGTATATCTATAAGTTAGTCTTGACATGTCCACACTGTTAGAGATAACAAACCCAACTAAACCCAAAGCCCTTGACATTTCTTTATGATTAGTTCTACCTAAAGTTTCTTCAACAATACCCAATGTTTCAGATAGAAAATCATATGCACCCTTAATATCACTAGGACTATTATACCCTAAACTCTTAACGAACTCTAGGATAATCTCTCTCTTATTGTCCTCTGTAATAACTGAAACACTCCCTGTCTCAATAGAGTCAATTTCACTATGATAATTAGCTAACTCACCACTACTATGAACTCCTTTTCGCTCAATAGCTAACGCAATTTTGCTAATGTTATCAACTAACACAGAAAACTCATTATCAATTTTGTTTTGTACTGACATAAACTTACCCCACTAAATGAAAAATTAAGAATATAAACTCAAAAATCTCTTTGGTATGTTTAAAGATATCAGTATGTGAATTTATACCACACTAGGACTACCACGATTTTCAGAATTTACAACCTCTGAACCTCTATTGATATTCTCTAGCCTAGAAAGTACACTATTTAAAAACTCATCAGTATTAGAGCCTATGTTTACACTACTAACTAACCTATATGTATTTGTTTCTGAATCTAGAACATATAAAATACCATTCATTTATATTACCTACTATAAATACTATCTAATTGAAAATGGAATTCAACATTATTTCCACTTTACTATGTTAAGACACAACCACTGTCTAAAATAAGTTTATCAGTGGTTATATAAGATACATAGACACTGTGTCTGAATTAAAAGTCGGTTTAAGTACTTGCCAAAACACTCTTCTACACCCTATACATCTGTTACATGTTCAGAAATACTATCATAGTGCGGGATTAAACTACTATAAGTACTGTCGCTGAGTGGTACCCCAATCAACATCTCTACAGTATCTCCATCTTTATAATCTAACGCAGAGAAAATACTGTCATTATTCCCATCAACTCGAAATAAGTACATTGAACCAGTGCGTGAGAATCGTAAAGAATTGCCACTTTTACCGAAGAATATACTAGAATATCTCACTGCTGACTCACTAGATGGCACATTGTTTTGTGTAGCTAGGTCATTAGCACTAACATCAAAATTCATACTCATTGATAATGGCTTAACAATACTATTTCTTAAATTCTTAATCATACCTACACTAGCAGTAGAGTATAGTGAGCCATAACTTTTTATGGTACTACTAACCTTACTCATCTCAGTTCTTGTATCATATTCATCTACATATTTAACAAATCTATCAATAGCACCGGGTAGTTTGAAACCCTCACCCGGTTTAAATTGTATTTTAATGAGTCCCTTAGCGTACAACTCAGTAGTTACGGTAATAGAAATATCTTTATCCCTAGAAATACCATTATTGGTAATAGTTACTGTGAATTCATTATCCCCTATTTCGACAGGCAAATTATATACCTTAAAATTGTAGTAGTTAGAACCCACATATTGTTTATTTTTGTCTAGGAGTTTTTGTTCTAATGAGGTTAATGCGGTACCATCACCTACGTTTTCCCCAGTCTTCTTATTAAGTATAAGAATATTTTCAGCACTAGAAATAATCTTTGTGTCTTTAATGATAGTATCATTAATCTTAACTAAATCTTCTTCTGATACACTTTCTTTAGAGAAATCTTTAGGGAGTAAACCTGTAAACTTTAAATTCTCTATGTTAAAGTTCGCCGAAGTACCTATATTAGCACCACCATTAGATGATAAGGACTTAATTGACTCTACGACAGCATTATCATCTAGGGAGTCAGTATTTTGTACACCTTTTCCAGCTAAAGCTTCTTTTACTTTAGTTCGTAGAGATTGTCCTTGCTCCGCAGTAGTTTTATTTTCCTTGTACTTAGCAATAAATTTATCTAATTCATTAACGATGTCTTCAACTATCATACAGAAACCACTCCTACAATTTACTATTGATATCTTTTAACTTATCTAAGACATCTTTAAACATCTTATCAATCTCAGTACTTCTATAAAGAACTTTACCATCTTTATTAGCACCCACACCATCCAACTCTTTAGTTGACAAAATAGAACGTGAGTTATTTCCATCCCACCAAGTTAAACGACTGGCAGAAAAAGCCAAAGGCTTATCTTTATGACCTACCTCTGTACCATTACCACTAGACATTTTAATCAATGACCACCTATTGCCTGAAGTATCTAAACCATATAAAGGAGTATTATTCTTTAATGGCGGTACCACAGACATAGTACCTGTACCACCACCTAAAGAACTAACATCTACCCTTGACTTAGTATTATTTGAATGAGTTAGCACTAACTCCCTAGTATCACTATCATATTCAATAGATACTACAGGATGCACATCATTTTCACCATCAGTAGGCTGTACCCATAATACAGGTCTATTATCACCAGTAGGCTCTGTTTTAGAGAAAGCAACTAAGTCATTCTTAGTAGGTACACGGATGTTACCAATCTTAATCCTTGCCATCTACTTAATCTCCTTCCAAAAACCTGTAATAGCAAAAATATATCTCTTATTATTACCAGCAACACCCCACCCCTTGATGTTGCGACTATTAGGCTCTACGTAAACACTATTATTGTTAGCATCTACGGCTACTTCTAGCAACCTACTAGGAACTGGAGCATTAGCAGGCAACGTAGCAATAATCCCACCATTACCACTATTCTGTGTCATCTTGATATCCAGGTGTAACTTGCCAAAACCACTAATAGGACTATACTCTAAATAACCCCTACCAGCACCTGATGCCCCAGGCTGAGCAATACCCCAAACTACATCATATATCTTAGTAGTACCATAAGCTATAGTATTAGTCTGTGTATTTGTTGTTGGTGTATTACTTACCTCAGGATATGTAATGTCAACATATACATCACCATTATTTTCAACAGTAAAGTCAAGAGTTGGAACACCACTAGCCTTTGGTATTTTACCCTCAACAACTCTTAACTCCTCTTTTGTAGCAAGATTAGAAGTGTCCACACCAGAACCACTAGGTAAATTATTTACTCTAGACTTAATATCCTTAATATCCCTACCAACTGTCTGTGCTAATGATTGTATGTTCTGTACTAACTGTGTATTATCAGCCATAAGCAATCACCTACTAACTATCTCTTGCAGTTGTATACACACTCACCAAATCTACTGTAGGGTCACCGATACCTAAGTTAGCACATGCTTGTTGTTTTTGTGCTGTTGATAAAGACTGTGCCTGACTATAATCTACTTTATTAGCAACAGAAGATGTCAAAGCAGTTGTAACTGTTTTATCACTCTTCAACGCTTCTTGTACTTCTTTAAAAGTATCCATAGTCGCATCAGCACCATTAACTAAATTTGTAACAGCCTCACGAATTTTATCAGTTAATTCTTGTTTAGTTGCCATAGTACTTAAATCAACACTAGCTTGAATCGTACCATCAGCACCAATAGTAATACCACTACCAGCAGTTAATTTATTTTGCTTAGAATCCAACCTAGTATTCAAAACAGCTGTTGTTGTATAATCGTTTAATTTAGTATTTAACTCCGTAGTTTTAGCATAGTCACCTAATGTAGTATTTAATGCTGTACTAGTAGTATAATCACCTAATTTTGTAGTCAATGCACTATTGTCAACATAATCAGACAAATCAACTTTAATCTTAGTTTGAGTTCCCTCTTTAACAATAGACAATTTACCCTCAGGTGTTAGCTTATCTTGTTTAGCTTGTAACTTAGTGTCTACAGCTTGCTCTGTAACAGCACCACCCTGAGCAGTAACAATGTTAGCCTTAACTTCATTGATAGCATCTACGATAGAAGTTTGATTAGTCGTAGATAAAGAAGTTAATACACCAACCTTATCATCTGTAGCCTTTACAGATGCTTTAATACCTTTAATATCAGTACCAATTTGAGTAGCAAGACTCTGTAAATTATCCTTTAAATCTGCCATTAATTCTCACCTTTAGCCAATAAATACAAAGCAGTTAAATCAGAAATATTTTCGCCCTCTTTTACAACAATTTTATCAGTTGAAACAGATATCACATTTGTATCTTCATTTAATAAAATACCATTACCAGCAACCAACTTATCTTGTTTTTCTTTCAGCATATCTCTGACTTCATCTTTAGTAACCTTTACTCTATTAGAAACCTCTAATGTACCACTATTATTAGTGCCTACTCCAACATGTGAATTGGTATTAACATATTTTGAGTTTATACTAACTTTACTGAATGTACCACTAGACTTAATTATACCCTCATTCATTCTATAAATACCTCATCACACACCTGTTTCAACACCCTAAAAGGATAAATATGAGTACTGTATATATTCGCATCATTTAGTAATTTATACCGAAGTTGTACATTAACAACACTAGGACTAAACATATATGTCTCTAATTCACTTAGAGGAATATATACTACATTAGTTGTCTTGTTAATTTTTACATCTTCAAGTTTTTTCTTCAGTACGGTGATACCTTGTGAAAAATAAACAATCAAACTGTCTACATTTTCAACCTTAATACCCCTACCCATGCTAATTTCAAGAGTAGGAGTAGTACCTCTAAAAAATGTATTGCTTTTCATGGAACTACCCCCTACCTTTGTAACACTACCTATATATAATTTACCAACAAACAATGATTATGAATTTAAGATTAAAACTTAATCAATCCACAACTCAGCACCATTTGTAAACCTAATCCTATCAACTGCTTCTAATGGACTAGCACCACCTAAAGGCTTCCAACCATCTGTACCTGTATTATTAAGTGCTATATAAGATTTACCACCACTCACAGCTAACTGACCAACAAAATCAGGTTTAACATCGATAGACAACTTAACTAACTCTGTCTTCTTAATAAATGTATCATCTGACTGTTTCTTAGAGTAAATAGCACTACCATAATGCTTGGTAGATAGTAATGTGTATGATGCATCACCACCATCCCACGTTTTAACATCTTTACCAATTAAAATTGTATTAGTAGATTTATCACCAATTTCAGATGAACCAGACTTACCAACCTTAGCTAAACTAATTTCTTTACCCTCAGCAGTTAAACCTAATAAAGGAGAATTGTTAGCAAGTAGTAATCGGTTTACTTTCATATTGTTAATGTGTATAGAATTGAACTTGTTATGCTTGCCACTAAAGACATGAACATTATGACCTTCTAATACAGCAAAGTATACTACACCATTCTTAATATCAAAGTCCTCAATCTCATAAGCCTTATCAATATCAACTACTGTCTTAACATTACCAAATACATCGAATTGGAAGATAGCATGTAAACTAGCACACATGATTGTACCATTATAGAACATAGCACCATTATTGTTATAATCTTTTGTTAAGAAATCAACGTCAAACTCTCTGATAACAGTAAAATTGCTATCAAGAATGTATACATGTCTAACCCCTGTAGTCCTATCACCAGGCATGATAGAACAATAACACTTAGTGATAGGGTCATACGCAAAATTATACTTTTTAACCTGAGATGAATCTGTATGTACACCTATAATAGAATAGTTGTTATCCAACTTAGCTAACCTAAATGGATTAGAATTAAATTCACCATTGCATACATATAGTGTATTAGTATCTTTATTGTAAGTCATAGTATTGCAATGACCTAACTTCTCTATATCACTAAAGTCTACCCTACGTTTTTGAGTGTTTAAATCGTCACCATCTAAGATATACAACACTTGATTTGTATTATCAGAATTAATAGTAGCAAGTACAAACTCATTTCTATTAGAATTATATGCAAAACCTTGACATTGATTAACCTTATTTGTATCTAATTCTACAGACCTAACAAACTCAATGTTAGTAGGAGATGTGATAAACATATCATCATTCTTAATGAAAGGAACTTTTTCACTAAAAGAACCCAACACGATAACATCTTTACACTCACCAATAAATATATTTTTAGTTAGCTTATACACACCAGGGCTAATAATTAAAATCTTACCCCTAGCATCGTTAACGCACTGCTCAAACTTAGCTGTATCGTCAACAACACCATCGGCACCCATCTTATACTCTTCAGTAGCTACGATATCACTATGACCAGTCCTAAGATTAGCTAATCTATTATCTACTATATTATCAATCTTAGCGTTAAGTGTCTTAGAAGATTCTTTAATCTTATCATCTACATCTTTTGCTGTAACTGTAGTAATAGAGCCTAGTTTACGTTTAGCATCATCAATAAAATTATTAACTGTATTACTCAATGTTGAAGTTGCTTCTGTAACTTTAGTATTTACTACATTCTTAGCTTCCTCAGTAATAGATGCTACTTTAGGGTCTACCTTATCATTAATCATCTTAGTAACAGCTGTATCAGACAAAGTGCTACTTAATCTACTATTAATAATAGGAGTAACTACAGTATCAACCCTTTTAGATACCTCTCTAGAAAGATTATCATTTACAATATTAGCAACCTGTGTAGGTACTGTAGTAGCAAGCTGTTTACTCACCTCAGACTCAACTTTACTAGGTACTTTAGCATTTAACTGTGTAGTAACCTCACTAGACATCATAGCGGGACCTTGTGCTTGTACCTCTCTCTGTACAAGCGGCCCAATAGAAGAACCTACATGAGATACTACTAAGTCATCAATCTCACTAGAAGATAATTGCCATATAGACTGTTGCGACCACGTTCCACTTGATGTAGCAGAACCACTTACCTTACAAAACCACATAGTACATTTATCATCTGAGTTTAAAATATCAAGATTATAGATGATATCCCCAGCTTGCCACGGCTCACCTGTATAAGGTCTTTTCTCAGTACCTATAGGGTAACGATAGTCATTATAAATAAAATGCACTACATAATCTTGAAATTTATTCCTATGTACATCGATTGTTAACTTATGAATTGGTGGATTTTCAGGTATTGTAAACTGACCACCACCATTAGCCTTTAGATAATTAATAACATCATCTATCTTCTCTTTAGTAAAGTCGTCATTTCCTGTGTATAAAGCCATAGGTACAGTAGGCATAGACTTTAACACATCTTCTAGTGTTAAAGTCTCACCACTCTCTGTAACTATCTCAACCATTTTATACGGAATTTTATACATCTATACCTACCTAAATATCATAATTATGGACACGCGGCCACCCTGTTACAGCTAACAACTTACAATTTTCACTCCATGTCATAGCACCTATATCAGTAGAGGTTAATATAGAGTCGTTCATACGTAACTGCCAAAACAAACTTTGACCACTAATCATATACCCACCAACTTGTGGTGTTGACCTCCTACAAAATTCCTTGGCTAACTTTAACTCAGAAACCTTAAAAGAGCATGGAACTGTCCAACCATACCCATCATCAGGACATAAATAAAATGTAATAATTTTATAATCCTTAAACGGTGCTTTTAACTTAACTTTTCGGTTAGTCGCATCTGTAGGAGAAATTACCCAATCAAACAAAAGAACATCAACTTCGTCAAAATTATCAGGATATACTGCTTGGAACTTCCTATCAGCAATCTGGTTTTTCCAATTACCACCCCTTGTATACATCTGACCAGAGAACTGCTCAATCCATATCTGCATTGTCTCATTAGTATCATCAATCCCAGGAGGTAAATTAATCAACTGACCATACTGAGTAGGCTGATTCTTAAATACATCCTCCCTATTGTAATATGTAGTAAACATCCCTAACTTAATAATCTCAGAATTTGTTGACGGTAATGGGAAATTTTCAGGTTTACTATGTAGCATAGCAAAAGATGTATGAGCATGATTATTTGGATTAATATTTACAAACCTACCACCTAATGACTCCACAACTCTCAAATCCCCACTAACCTGACTATCAACAGATGTGCCACTACGATAAGAAATGTCACCACCTCTATAATAGAATAGATTGCCTTGTGAGTTACTTATCAAGTCACCATAACTATAAGTCCCACCTTGTTTCCACTCTTTAACACCACCAATACCATTATTAGAGGATAACTCTAACCAATCAGATTTATTAGTTGAACCAAGTGCAAAGCCTAAACGTCTGTTTGTTTTATCGTATGCGAATTGACCTTCAAAATCAGGTTTGTTATTTAAGTCACCACTCTTATTAAAATGGTCTATAGATGCATGTCCACCATTACCATCAGAAATATACCCAAGCTTACCACCATATTTTTGAGAAAGCCGTGTACCAATAACTTGACCACGTGTAGTATTAGGATATGTTGGTGTAGTATTTACATCTTGAAATCTAACCTCTCCACCACCTGTTGTCTCATTAGATGTATTTTTAGTTGCTGAACCATTTACATTGATATCTCCCTCAGTAGCATAATACACTGTAGCTACATTGTTACTAATATTATTTGAACCCACAACAGTTACAACAGAACCCTCAGCGGAATGAATACCATACCTAGTCTTACCATTAAACGTACACGTATCAATTTTAACTTTTGAACCAAAAGAATCTACATGTATTGTATTAAATGAAGAGGTATAAACCTCTTTATTAGAAATGTCTGTATTATCATTAATAAACGTACATTTGTAAAATAAAGCAGTTGCGTTTGTTACACTAGCATTAATAAAGCTACCTAATTTACTAACAACTGTAGGTGTATACATACTACCAACTTTAAATGTAATATTCTCAAATGTAACATTATCACACATTGTTACGTAAATAGGTGGTAAATAAGCAGGAGTAGTCCCACTATTAATAAACCTAACTTTACCTCTCAAACCAATAAAATTAATTAGTGTTGCAGTACCAGTATTTGGGTTTATGAAATTATAATGTTTGATATCACCTGTATAATCACCAGGTGCGATATTAACACAAACCTCTTTCATATAATCAATATGAGCAACCCTTACAGCATCAGATAAATATTTAAAAGGTTTATTTTTTTCACCTGTACTATCATTACCACTATAATTACAATCTACAAATATATGACCATTAGTGTCTGGAGTGAGATATGCACAAATATCAGGATATCCAACCTCTAACTTTTTATTATAAACGACATTTCCATGTAATGAACTATATGAAATATGTATATCCTCTTTCTGATTAGCTAAGAAATATACATTAGAACCCATATCAAATAAAAAAGATTGATAGTTAAACCTAGGCGTAACAGCAACCAACTGATACTGATTAGCTGTAATAACTGCATCTCTAGGTTTTAATTTCCTAAAGGATAAAGGCATTGATGCGATTGAATGATGATTAGACTTCAATAAATCAATATTAGATGGGAGAATATCAATATATTCTTTCATAACCTCTTTATCAGCATCACCTTGTGTTAAAAAGTTCCTACCAATATATGATACTAATAAACATATAGATGTATTATTATAGTTTTCATTAACCCAACTTGAATTATGTTTAGCTATAGCAGTCTCATCATTATTATGGAATAACAACTTAGCACCATGAAAATTAACTTCACCAGTAGGAGCAGAACTAAAAGAAATATTTCTAGCAGTTGCTGTATTCTTATGCTCATCATAACTTGACTTTAAAGCACTATATGGCATACCTGAAGAACCAATAATTCCACTAGGGTACTTAGTCACATCTTGAACATAAACCTTACCAACTAAACCCGCATTCATTAATCGAATAGCATTTCCATAATGGTCTCTATGCCAATGAGTGATTAGCAAGAATTCAAACTTTGTAATCTTATTCTCTTGCATAGCACGTTTGATAGAGTTGTATCCACCATCCCCACTTGACTTAGAGAAAGTATCAATCATGAACCAATACTTCTTATCAATGCCAACGAAAATACAATCCCCAACATCATTAACAGTTGCATCTTCATAACTTTGATTGGAACCAAACATAGGGTAAACAATATCTAATGACTTCTCATCAGATAACTCATCTATCTTTGATTTAATAGTATTTACTAATGCTTTTAATTCATCAATATTTAAAGTTGTTAAAACATACTCACCACTACTAATTAAATCTTTTAATTTCTTATCTAAAGCAGTAACACTTGTATTTACTTTTTCATACTCACTCTTTAATCTTGTTAAATCCGCAACAAGACTTGTAGTTGAATTATTTGTGTACAAAGAATGAGTTTGTTGTAAAGAAGAATATAATTCTACCAACCTAGATTCTAAATTTCTAGCAGAATCATAATGCTCTTTAGCATTAGCAACAACAGAACTAATATCTTTCAGATATTGATGTAAATCACTCTTAATAACATTAGATTTAATTGTCACAACCCTTACATCATCTGTAGCTTTCCTATCAAACAACAACTCAATTTCTGTAGGTGAGTTTTCTCGATAATCCCTATCTTTCCACTGCAACACACCATTACAATATACAAATACTTGATTACTATTATATGGTGTATTTAATGTAATGACCTTATTATCACTACCACTAAAATTTTCAACCTGATACTTATCACCTAGAGATAGTATGATATCTCGAAGAATATTGAACTGTTCATCATAAATCTTCCATATCTCCCTAAATGAGTATCCATTCCCATTTATTGTTTTAAAAGGTTTAATTTCCACTAACTACTACCCCTCTTATACCTTTAATTCATTAATAGCACCAGTAATTGTCTTACTAGTTGTTTTTAATACATCATTACCAACCAATCTATCTACCCTATCAACTGTACTCGATAATCTACTAACAGTCGCTGAAAGATTATTAACTGTACTAGATAATGTATTTACAGTAGTAGATAATGTATTTACAAATTCAGAAATTGATTCTAATGCTACAATACTCTTATCCAATCGATTGACAGCATCAATTACATTCTTAGAGTTCCTAACTGTAATATTACCACTACCCACTTTATCATTAACAGATTTTAAATCCTCTTTTGTTGCTACCTTAGATACACTAGAAAAAGAACCATCCCTATTTGTCTCGAAAACAACATTCATAGTATGATTAATTCTAGTATCTATTGAAACCATCTGAGTCTCAACCTGTTGAACCCTATCTGGCAACGGAGCAATATTCATACTAGCTAAGTCTTTAATCTCTGTATAGGTTTGACCAAAACATGCTCTTGTTAGGTAATTAGAAACTTTCTCTAATGCCCTGACATCAGTAACACTAGCCACACCCTGTGTACTAGCTAACTCTTTAAGATAACTAGATGCTAATGACTTTACCAAATCACCAGCAATACTATTAAAGTCACTCTTTAGAATAAAAAGAGTATTACTTTCTGTTTTTGTATAAACTTCATCGTCAGCCTTAGACTGATTAATAAATGTAATAGGATTGTCTTTGAAGATTCCCTTTAAAATCTCTGAAATCACTTTTATCTTATCGATTGAGTATTTACCAAATGTATCGGGCCCCCAAAGTTCCTCACCATTTTCTGATTCTATTCTTGTTGACATACTTATATAGCCTGCTACTCAAATTATAGACATACACCTATAACGAGAATTGTAAAACCTCACGATTTTTACTTACTGATTCAACGTATATGCTTTCATAACTCAACAAAGTTGAATATACTACTCACAAGTTCTTCTATACTCCACAGTCGTAAATTCCTGAATAAGCCTTCGGTACATACTTATACACTATGTTTATTGTATAACTGTATAAGTTTTAGCATCTCTTAAATTAAGACTTGCATTAATATCCCTATCTTCTTCATAACCACACTCAGAACACTTATAAATCCTATCAGACAACTTCAAATCTTTCTTAATATGACCACAATTATGACATGTTTTAGATGACGGATAAAATCTATCTACAACTCTTAATTCAATATTATTTTCTTTGCATTTACTAATTAACTTAGTTTTAAATTCAAAGAATTTTTGTTGTGCTACAGCTTTAGAAAGATGTCTATTCTTCATCATACCACGAACATTCAAATCCTCAATAACAATAAAAGATGGCTTGGTTTTCACCACGCTATGTATTGTTTTGTTGATGTAGTCAGTTCTGATATTAGTTAATCTTTGATAAAGCTTCTGTACCTTTAGCTTTTGTTTTACAAAATTCTTTTGAGTAGACTCTCCTTCCTTTATTGAAATAACTTTACGAGATAACTTACGTTGCTCTCGCTTTAAACTTTTTTCTACTTTTCTAATATTATATGTTTTGTTTATATTTTGATAAGTAGAACCATCTGAACATATAGCTAGATTCTTTATACCCAAATCTATGCCAATTCCAAAATCATTGCATTGAGCATTATCTTGTTTTTGTATATCAACCAAAACAGATATGTAATATCGTCCAGCTTTACACGAAATAGTCCCACTTCTAACAATAAAACCATCTTTAGATGTTGGAATATAACCTTTCTCTTTTAAACGAACCCACCCTAGAGTAGGAACTTTTATTCTATGTCGCTCACTTAAACAATCAGTCTTATGGTCTTTAACAAAATACATTTTAACATTAGAATTATTTTTCTTTTTAAATCTAGGAAACCTACTTCTACACTTGAAGAAATTAACAAATGCTTTATAACCATCTTCCATAGCCCTCTTAATGGACTTTGAAGATACCTCTTTTATCCACATTTTATCAGGATTATTAGGAAGATACTCATTATTAAGCCAAACACTAAAGTCTCTCCCAGTCATAAAATCTTTATTTTCCTTATAAAGATTTTTATTATGAGAAAGATAGAAATTATAGATAAACCTACATGTACCAATAGTTTTATTTATTTTTATAATTTGTTCTTCTGTTGGATTGATTTCAGTCTTAAAGCACTTTAACAATGTTAGTATATTCCTTTATTTGTTCATTACACTTACAAAAACCATATAATTGACTAGTGCATTTCCCATAATATGCACACCTTTATACATATATTATTACATATGCATACTTTTATCAATAATTTTATCTACATTATATAGCCTCACCCATGATACTATGTGCTATTCTAGAAAAATATTGATTATTGAATATATAATCACCAATATCCCTTAAAAAACAAAAAGTATCATTATCTCTTCCCTCTAATTTAAAATGCTTAACTCCATTATCTATTAATAAATTAATCTCTGACTCAGACATTGATACACCCAACAAAGGAAAACGCTCTCTAACATCTAAACACCACGTATTGATAGTGTCTAGCTTAGCTTCCTCCAATGAACAATCACCACCACTGAGTAATTTTTTACTTAAATCAACCTGAGCCTTATAATGCTCACCAGCCATAGGGCAATCAGGGAAACATCTATGATTAGTAATAAACTCAACTCTATCAATATGTTTTAGTCCATGAATTATGTGAGCATCCATCCATTTATTAGGATTTACTACCACAATATCAAACAAATCAAATAACCTATTATAATAATCTACATTATCCTTACCTAACCCAACCTCAACAGATGGCTTAACTTGTGAAGAAATTAACTCTAAAGAATTATAATTGTTATAAATATATTCACCTAATAACTCAGATGTTAAAATAATACCATTCATCCTAACACCATACTTTTGATTATTACCTTCTAGGTGTTTCATAAGCTGATTAGATACACTATCTTTTAACTCATCCTTAGTTACGTACATAGAAGAAAATGTTAACCTACAACCAACACCCAACTGATTATACCTATCAATGATATTAAAAGCCTCTTCAATAGATGAAGTATCTTTAGGTGTAACCCTACCACCGACTAAAACAGTTGGTATAGTACCAAATACATATTTAATAGGATTAACTAATCCTAACTCTTTCATCACAATAAATAACTTTTGTATGTATTCATCATGTGAATATAATGCACCAATATTCCAATCTATGTTATCAGAATTATATCTTTTTAAAACACCCATTATTTTCCCTCTTTTGTATCTTTCAACTCTTCTCGTATAGATGATAGCTCACTAGATAAGCTCTCTATCATCTGCATTGCTCTATTTAAAGTATCAGTTGTTACAGCTAAATCTTCTTTAGCCTTAGCCAACTCTAACCTAGCATCATAATTCTTTTGCTCTTCCTCTGTTTTCTTAAACATTGTACAGAACATTCTTTGTACTCTTTCAGGCATACTAACCCCCAATTTATCCTAAGTAATAAAAATATAGAGATGTAGATATAACCACATCTCTATACTATCAATACTATATATAGTTAAAATCTTATACTAAAAATACAGATTAATATTAAGATTAAGATTAAGATTAAGTCCTATACTCTTTCTCTTTAAAGATACATGCAAGCTTTTTAACTCTAGGACGGTTAAAGGCTTGTGTAGTATTTAAATCAATCCTAATCTTGAAGAACTTAGAACCCCTTGATTGAGTATTAGTAACCATACTATTAATCTTATTAATATTCCATGTATACTGTTTGAACTCCTCATCTACATTTGTAATGGAATCAAGAGATACAGTCTTAACAGTATTACCACCCACATTAATAGTAGAATTATCAGTAGCAAGTTTTACCCAATCACCATCCTCTTTATCCATATAGAATACTTCCATAGATGTATTTTGAGGTAAGGCGGCTTGATAACTAATCTTTAATGCTTGATAAGGATTAGCGAAGTTTGTTTCGTCAATAGATTTAGAAATATATGTAGACTGTTTACTATCTAAGAATGTACGTAAAGCAACCCTATCCCTTGCTATAAATGGTGATGTACTAAAATCAGTAGTAATCTCAGCCTTTAAGTCAATATTCCTAGCATATGACTGTAAATCCCTAAATACTAAAGTATCAATACTTAACCAATCAGATGGAACCTCACCAGCACCTGTTTTAGTGAAACGGTAGAACCATTTCAACCCAGTTCTACTAGAAGAAACGCTCTTGCTATCACTATCACTATCAACCTCATATGACGCATCCAACATAACACCTGTGATATCAGTCAAAGGTACATTGTTAAATACAATCTCACCATTACCTGTATACTGTGTACGATACAATTTAAACATCATATCCATACCTTGATGTGCTGTCCATGTACTAGCATTTGATGAACTGAATAATACACCAGTAGCATAAGGGTTAACGACTAACTGCTCATTTTTACCTAAGAATTTATCACCCATATTAGCTACATACATTTCATAATCATTACTATCAGAAAGTACTACGAAGCAATAATATTGCTTAGCATAACAATATACTGGTTGATTTAAAACAACCTCAGTAGCAACAGGGACGTTTTTATCCGTAGGGATTTTAACATCTTTAGGGTCAATTACAACCTCAGCATATACCTTCTCACCAGGATAACCATTAACCATATTACGCACTTGTAATACAGCAGGTCTTGTGGTAGATTTTTTAGCAAAATATAAATCTAATTTAACTAAGTTCCTATCATATACATTATCCATAATGAAAGACTGTGCCAATGGGTCATTGTTATATAAGTTGTCAATCTCAACCAACACTTTATAATGCTGTGTAACAGCTGTTGTATTAGTTACAGTTGTTGTCAGAATAGTACCATTAGCAGTATAGTTAGCAGTACCTGTATGAACCTCACCATTAGAATTTGTAGCTTGCATTTGGAAAGCTACTGTACCACAAGGAGTCTTATCAGGAACAGTAAATTTACAAGTTACAGTACCATTACCATCTGCATTAACTGTTGTATATGTTTTACCCTCAACAACATAAGATGTACCTGTTGTACTTGTACCTGTAGAAGTTAAACTAATAGGTCTACCATTGAATAAACCTCTAATATTTCTAGCGTTCGGCCCAAAAGCAAAACCTTTAACTTTTACATCCTTAACACGCATATACTCATATACTGACTTAGCTACTGACTCAGAAACACTATTAGAAGTTGTAACCTCACCCTTAGTTGTTGTTTCCTTACGTTCAGTACGCATATAACCCCTAAGATTTTTAGTAGCATTTCTAGACCAATAACCATGACTATATACTTTAGTTGTTGTATCGTATTTAACATCCTCAACAGTATTAAATACATTAATTTTATTCGTATTAACCCAATTATCGATAGCTGGGTCTAATTCAACTTTACAAAGAGGCCCATAACTTGCATATGGATTAACATTCATTGTACCAGTAGCATATGTTTGACTAACTGCTAATACATTTTGATACGGAGCAGAAATAATGTTACCAAATGTAGCGTAATTATCACTAGACCTATCATCAATCGTCATATCAACACTACCGATAGTGGCAGATGTTGTCAACTCACCTCTATCAAAGTCAATACAAGCTGTATAGGATAATCTACTAGCTGTATCTGTATATGTTAAGTCAGATTTATTGATATTTTCAAAGCTATCAGTAAAGTAACCAGATAGACTTGATAAATCCTCACCAGCCTCAATACTACGTTCCATATCTAATGATGCAATGCTATCCTCTAACTTATTAATCCTACGCATCATTAACAACAAATTATCTTGTGTCAACCTAACACCATCATAATTTGTTACACTAGACAACTTAGTACCACTTGTATTTGTACCCAAAGCATCAGTAGGATATACATCTACATAACCTAATTCTAAATAAGCAGATGAACCATTATAAGGAATGATTAAATCCTCAACCCTATCAGGTGTACCCTCAATAACACTCAAATAACCATCGCTATCTAACAAAATTAAATCACGTCTAGCTAATGTGAAGTTATATGTGAAGTACATCAAAGAGTTTTCTGTAGGTTTGCTACCATTATCTAACAATACAATGTATGAACCATCAACTGTATTTTCAACCCTAAAATCTGTACCCTCACGCATAGAATAGTTGAAAATATAGTCAACATAATAAGTAGTACCTTGTACAGGTTCAGTAGCACCATCACCTGTCAAAGACCAATCCACTTGGTCTGAGTATAATGAGTAATCCCTACCTGCAACATATACAGTTTCTTTATTGTTTTGTGCGTTTTTAGTATAAACACTAACAATACTTTGTACAGGTGTATTATTTAAAGCCTCTTGACCACCTTTAACATTACCCCTAAACTTACGTTCGCCTGTTACAAGAACACTAGCAGTAAAGTTTTGAATTGATGCTACTGGAGAGTTAGATAATTTATACTTACGAATTGAAGATTTAAAATAATGTGATTCGCTAGTAACTACCCTAGTAGATTTTGATTTATTCAATAAAATACTACTCATAGCTGGCTTAGTTACGTCATAACCACGAATATAAGCCTTACCAGCACTCACATACAACCGAATCTTGTCACCTTCATCTTCAGTAACAGACTGTAGGTCTAACCCATCTACTTTATAGTTACCATTTTCATCATATGTACGTTTAGCAAGTACATCATTTAAAATGGAATAGTTATCTGTTTTAGCCTCTTTTACTACAACTCCATCATTTAAGTTGTATACTACAGCAGAATAATCACCCAAAGCACTAGAATCACTAATAACTGAGAAAGCTACAACTTGTTTTAACCGATTAGCACCAACTTGATTGTAGTTCTCAGCATTTTGGGCAGGGTCACGTAAAGAACTATCTTGCGTAGCAGTAACAACACTAGTAACTAATGTAGCTACAACTCTCTCTTTACCAACACCTGTGATAGCCAATTTAACCTCTTCTGTATTACGAATTAAACCACCTAAATAAATCCTACCAGCACCAATAGTAATAAAATTATTAGCTATATTTACTTCGCAACCACTAATGACAAACCCATCTTTATATAAGGAATCGCCAATACGTGATAAATAATCCTCTTGAATAGACTGAATTTCATTAAACTCAGATGCCTGTTCTGCCCTACCAGGGATAGCTAAAACTCTAGTATACCCAGCTTTCCGATGCTCTGAATTTACGTCATCATACCTATCATAATAAGGACTTTGTGAAACAACGCTCATCTATATCTCCTAACATTTCACGACTAAAACTCTAAGATAATTTTCAATTTTTCCCTAACATCACTATCACGATATACAGGCTTCCTAAAGTCAATTACCTCTAATAAACCTTTATCTGATACTTGATTAGGTAGAAGATTGTACACATTACCTTGAACAGAACCAACCTTCTTTAGACCTGTATAAATACCAACCTGACGATATGGTTTATCTGTTGGTAACTCATCATAAGATAACTCAGTTGAGATATATACCCACCTAGCACCCTCAGTTACAGCGTCTGTAGGTGAAACGATTCGCCAATTCACACCACGATATTCCAAAGAACCATTATCATCTTGAACTACCATAGCCTTAAACTCAGCTTTTTTAAAACCAACAATCTCTTTCATGTCATCTGTATTTTTAGGTACAGGTGGATTATTTTCATAATCCCTCGCTGTATCAAAATTATCAATATCACTAGCACTCCACGGAGTAGATTTACCAATAGCGAAGTAAATGTCATCTTTATTGTAAAAATCTAATGCCCTAGAAACATGTGCCTTTAACGTACAAATAGCCAAAACTGTTCCCCCATTAAATATATTTTCTATATACTAAAATAAATTATACTATTATATATTACTTAAACACCTAAGAAATACTACTAAATGAAGTATGTGTAAACTCTAATCTAACAGGTAAATCTTTGTCTGTATTTAATTCAACACCATGAGAATAGAACTCATCTCTATAATCCCACTCATGTAAATCAGCTACATCATCAACTGAATATAAAGAGTCACTAGGTAAAATAGGCTCTGCTTCAACAAAAGCATCAACAACACTAGTAGTTATACCACTCATCTTACCATGCTTAGACCTTATAGATGAATTCTCACTACGTATTGCAGTTAGACGTACCTCTTTATGTACGTCTAAGTCTAAACTGTTATTATAAACACTATTAATATCACGTGTAATAGAGTCAATGCCTTTATTATTATACGTATCTAAATACTCACCAGTGTCAGCCTTTTTATAACTACTATCTGTTAAACTATCATTCCCATCAACAGAAAACTTATGCGTTAACACAGAAATAGGTAACGTAGAACATGCCATATTCATAATATATTCGTTATTTGTAATATTAGTCAAATGACCACTATGATATCTACGACCTCTAGTCTCACTATGAATAAGGATATCCCACAATTCTTCCATATCAACTAACATATCTATCTCATAAGTGAAATCTATGTCAGTATCCCTATCATATGGTGGATTTTCTTCAAACACATTCTTAGGATATATCCTCATTTTCTTGTAGAAAGATAATTCATTAAAAGAACCTATCTCTAAATTATCTATCCCATCATTAGGAAAGAATGATGACTCAATCTGAAATATATACTTCCTACCAGCAGGTGTTACCTCATAAATCCTACGCTTTACTTCTTTAGTTAAATTAGGAACAGACAATAATATAATACCAGGCATATATGTTTTTCCATCTTCAAATACATGTGTACTTGAAAACTTAGATATGCTATGCCTAAAGATTTTATCACGTGGCAACTCAAATGTAGCGACCTGTGTTGGTTGATAATAACCAGGAACCCATAAATCACCACCAACCCAACCAACATTATCGCCCCATGTTGCGGCGTCTATAATTGATTTTTTAGAACCCCTCTGCTCCCAAATGTTAAACATACGCATTGAAAGTTCTCTATTGAAATCATTCTTAGCTAAATGTTGATAAGTATAATTATTAAAAGCACCCAAAGACTGTAGAAACTTCATAGGTACTTTATCATTATTAATTAATGATGTAAAATTTCGTATGTTCTCTTCATTAATATCAAATTGTTGTGTTAACAAGTAGAAGAAAACTAAGAAATTTTCATTCTCTCTATACTTCTCAGGTATTAAAGTCATGTATTTACTATTTTTTATTCTATCAATTAGCTTCATACATAACCCCTACAATTCTTCTACAACCCTAACTGTTACCTTACCCAATTTAGGGAATTGTATATTACCAACTTCGACATCTTTATTAGGTGTTCTAACTACTACGTCTTTAATATAAGGAGAATAAGCCTTAATCCTAGATGTCATCAAAGAATAAGAAACATCTTTACCAAAAGACATATTCTCAGCACGATATGTCATATACAAGTATGATGCTATCTCAGACCTAAGCCTTTCTCTAGCTGTCTCATTATCTAGAGATAATACAACGTCAACATCAATATTAAAGTCAACACTCTCAACCTCTAATACGTGAACAGTCACATCAGCAATAGCCTTAGACATTAATTCTTTCTTTAACTTTTCTCGTGTTAACTCACCTAAAGATTCACCCAAAGTGTTAACTGCCCACACCTTAACAATATAAGGCTCTGTAACATAATCAGAATACTTCCAATCTTTAACTACAGCCTGAAACACATAAGGCTGTTCATATACTGCCGTCTCAAAATCCTCTAAAGTAATATACCTATCCATAGTAATAGCATTACGTCTAGCAAGAACTTTCATGTTTTGTAAATCAGCACTACTAGGTGAGTTTGATGCATCATATGACTTTGTTGTATTATATATCCTTTGTACATCTTGTATATTCATATTAATAGTATCTATCACATCCATATCGATAATACCATTAATACCATTTGTTGTTACAAAATTAATATCTAAACTCTCGCCATCTTCAATTAACTGTAGAAAGTTTACAGACATTAAAACATATACCTGACCATCACTATCAACATGTACAGAATACCATCTGCCACCCTCGTATTTTAGTAATGCATCATTACACTCTTTCCATACGTTACCATGTTGCACTATTTCAACAGAACCATCTGAAACATTCTTATATCCCAAATAGATACGTCTTGAAATATCACCATCAACATTTTTATTATTAGTGAAATCATCCTTAGACCATGTAATAGACCTAGCGACACCCTCCATTACTGGAATATCAATGTATTCAAACTGACCACTACGTGTAATTGTATCTTTAGCTACAAAGTTTACAATACTAGAATTAATACTACTTGTAAAAGAAGTATACTTAGGTATAGTAATCTCTCTGTCATCATTGTTAACAAAAACAATTCTTACCTTACACTCAGATGATTTTGCTAATGGTATTCTATAATTCATAGAACGAAGTAATGCTCGTACATTTTTATCTTGAACAGCTGTATCTAAATATGTCTCAAAAGCCTGCGTATCAAGATAAAAGTTTTGCATATCTTGTACACCAGCCATTAATTCAATCAATGTAATACCTAAGTCAGACTCATTAAAATCAGTCCATTTATCAGTCAACTTAGGTATAGCGTTAATCAATTCTTTACGAATACTTACAATATCCCTATTTGTATAAGACAATGTATTATTACTATTAGCCAAAAACTAACCCCCTTTCTAGTATGATGTAGTACTAACAGCACCACCAAATTCATACATATCAACACCATCAATCGTCCTATTAAATGGATAAACGTATGAACCTATGATATTGCTATTAGCTAACCGATATGTTATATGCACTGGTACGATATTTGAGTCTTCCCAATTATTCCCAATACTAACATCTTCTACAACAATTCTTTTCTCCCAATTACCTAAAGCTTCCTTTACGTAAATTGAAACTAAATCATGTGCTACAAATCTATTTTGCTCAAATACAACTAAATGTAATCGACTACCAAATTCAGGAAGAAAGAACCTCTCCCCAACTCTTGTAGATAATATAGTGTAGATACTCTCATTAATCTTATCTTCACCACTAATTACATTTGTTATGCCTTTACCATCTCGTAAATTCTGTTTAAATGTTTTTGATAGTGATAACCCACTACCAGCTATTGTATCTTTAAATTCCTCGTTATAATAAAAAGCCATATTATCACCTATACACCTCTCCCAATAATATATAATTAAATCCTATAGTGAAATTAACACAAAAAATAGCGTACACATATATAAAAACGTGTACGCTATTTTAAGGATTGTATTATGTTATATAATCGAAAGGAGCGAGGAGTTCTTTTCGGAGAACTCCTCATAGTTAAGAAAAATGAAAAGAAAAACTTAACTACAAACAAATTATAACATAAAAATGTATTTGTGTAAACACCCTATTCTATAATCTTGATACTTCCTGCTTGCATACGAATACTATTAGAGTTAACTTTAAATGAACTAGATTTAACATTAACACTATCAGCTTTCATAGTGATAGAGTCAGACAATGTAATAGTGGCTCCACTTGCTTTTAACACAATATCACCACTATCAGGTATAACTTGAATACCTCTACCACCCTCATAGCCTATATCAATTTTACCATCATGTATCTTAACTAATACATTATTCTCACCCTCCATGAGAATAAATTCTTTACCCTCAGAAGATGAAATCTTAAATTTCTGGTCATTAGCATCTTCAATGCCTACTGAATTTGTTTTTTCATCAGTATCGAAGTACAACATTGAACCGTGCCTTGATTTATATATCATCTTATGAGTAGGAGATTCACGTTGAGATTCTAAAGGAACTTCGTTAGCACCAACTACACCACTCCATACACCAGTAGTTTTATCACTACCATATCTCTTCTCTAATGTAGAATCAGTGCCAAAAACAGAACCCAAATATACAGGTTTGTTTGAATCCATATCCTCAAACATCACCCATACATACTCACCTATCTCAGGTACAATGAAAGAACCATAATTATAACCACCACCAATAGATGAACAGTAACTTGCCCACGGAAGTGATTCTGTAGCAGTACCACCACTGGCAACTGTTCGATGTATCATAGGTACACGTACCTGTACCCTACCAATACCCAAAGGGTCTACATTATTCTCAACCCTAGCACGGAATATACCACCCAACTCTGTAGGTGCTTGCAAGCTACCGTAAAAATCACTACTATTTATAGCCATGAAGTATTAACTCCTATAACCACCATTATTTTTAGCACCACCGGGATTATTTTCATTCCATTCAGTACCATCCATCTGAATATCAATATGGTCACCCTCAAAGTTCATACCTAATCCTAAAGACCTACCAAATTCAATGAACTCATAGCAAATGCTACCAGGAGTATCATCATCATTAATCAACCAGCCACCAGATAATCCCTCAGGACCGAACCAATCATTAACGTCCATTTTCCAACCATTAGCATGACTATGCGGACCACTGGCATGCTCACCATTTGTACCAGCTGTACATACTAATTTCTTACCAGTTCTATCATAGAACCACTTACCTAAATCATCTAATGCTTTAGGTACATCCGCAATGCAACCCTCAACAGTTACACCACCATTCTGCTTAACCCAATACTTACCATCTGTATCACTAATTTTATTTTCGTCCAATTTCTTAGCACCTTCACCTTTCAATTTCTTCTTAGCCTCATCGCTGTTTTTCTGTAAATCTAATGTAGTTGTAAACATACCATCTGAAATCGTATCTGTAATACCTTGAATATGATAGATACCACTTGTATGATGTAAAAACCCAAATTTAGTATACACAGCAATTTTAATATGACCATTAAACTTAACTTTAGTGTTTCCCATTATTTCTAGACTAGCACCATACACAGAACTAAAGTATCTAGACCACATACTAGCGGCAGATGATTCTAAATTCTTAAATGAAGAACCACTCATACCTAAAACAACACCAACACCAGTAGAACTATCTGCCCTATCTTTATACGCATCACTGGCTAAACTACCACCAATACCCTCAATAGTACATTCTAGCATCTCATTCCTAACAGAATCAATACTTAAAGCATTTGTAGGTACTTTATCTGTAGCAATCTTATCAGATTCAAACTCAGGCGAGAAACTAATAACTTGACTATCTCTCCTACCTGTATAAATCTCAAACTCACCACAAATCTCCATCTTTTGCTTTTTACCACCAAAAGTAATAGAGCGTACACCTTTTTTCATCTCTTCATCAGTGATACCATCTTTACCAATATCTACCTTAGCACCATCTGTAGCATTATTTAAAGAACCATTTAACCCAGTAACACCACTAGCTACATCTTTAGGTAAATTAGCTTTGAGGACTTCGCTAGTAGAAGTATTAGATATACCTGTAGTTGATGCAATAATGCCACCCAAAGAACCCTCTTTAGTTAGTTGAGGTAAACGCTCTTTAATAATACTACCTATCCCACTATTAGTCTCAAAAATCTTAGTACCTATCTGACCTTTGTTAACAATATCTAACATAGAACTAGCACTATCAATATATTTAGATGTTTTAGACTTCTTACCCAACACATCAGATAAGTTACGAATAGCACCACTTATACTGGTTACATCTTTATTACCATTCAATGCATTATAAATACTCTGTGCTGTATCTACATACTTCTGTACTTTTTCTACTTTTTCTTTACCAACAACACTTGCTAATAAATCTTTAGCCATAAACTTAGTATCTTTAATATCAAAGTACTCTTTATTCTTATAAATCTCAACTAAAGCCTTAGCAGTAGAAACATACTTATCTAATTTAGTATTATCTATCCCCAACTCTTTAGATAATAAAGATTCTATCTCAGTATAGTCACCACTCTTAATCTTATCTCTATCTAAAGACATTACAGACGTTATCTTATCTTTAATTTTTTGAACATTCGCAATCTGATTTGGTAATAACTTACCAACAATACTATCAGCTATACCACCATACAACTCAACTTTATTAGTATTCTTGCTGTTTAATACCTTATCTCTATTCTCAGAAATCAACTTAATAGCATCTGTAACAGTCGAAGATATTTTAGCTACATCTTTATTGCCACCAAATAATTTTTCAACAGCACCAACATATGTATCTATTGACTTTTTATCGCCTTTAACACTACCAGTGAAATTATTCACTAAATCCACATACTTAGTAACGTCATCTGATATCTTATCCTTACCAATAACTTTAAGAAAAGCCTTAGTAATATTGTTAATGTCTGGCTTTTCTTTTAAAGCTAATGCAGTAGAAACTGTTTTATTTAAGTCTAACCCTAAAACATCATGATGTAATGTATTATCTCTATCAGAAATGAGATAGGACTCATAGCTTTTCAACTCAGAAATTAACTCAGCAATATCACTATTATCAGCTTCAGCAATAGCAACAGCTAAGTATTTTGTGATTGTACCTTCTAAAAAAGCATCGTCACCGAACATTTCATCGTCTGAAACATTTCCATGATATGCAGAACGACTTAACATATCAGGAACACTATGCGTAGTAAACTCTACACCATTAATAACCATACCCTTATTAGCAATATCTCTATTAGTAACTGTCTCTACTTGTATATCTTTATAATATACAATCCGACTATACACATCTTGCATTAATCGTTTATTATAAGAAATTCCATCACTCTTAGTGTTATTACTTTTAAGAGATAATAATATTGAATTGTATATATTAACATAATGTAACTCTCTACATTTATTTTGCTTTAAGGCACGATTAAATGCAAAAATCTTACTATTCTTAATGTTTGACTTAGACATGAACACAGGTAGTACAGATACAACAAAGAATTGAACACCAATACTTTCAAACTCTTTTGCTAATTGATTATAATACTCAACATAATTAATAATATTATCTAAATCATTAAGACCTAGCATCATATAAACCCTACTACCTAAGGTAGACAATGATTTAATCTTATCTATGTTATCTTTTAACCACCTATAATTAGCATTGATGTCATAAACATATACTATATCTTTGTTACTAGGAACTGATTCACTTAAATCTTTAACCCTTACATCACCAACAAAGATAACTTTACCACTACCTGTAACACTGATACTACTGGAATTAGTATTACCTAAAACAGGTGTAGACACACCCATTACTTTTAAATATGCATCTCCACTTGTATTTCCCTGTGCATTAGCAGTTGTTGTAGACGTAGAAGTTGTATTTTCTTCCATTTTCTTGTATGTAACAACAGTCATGTCACCATACATCTCATTAGGAACAAAGTATGCTTTTTCTACCCCATCAACAACTTGTGTAAAATACCTATAGCCAGGCTTATCAGAATCTAAAGGTTCAGACTTCTCTAGCAACTCATCAGAAATGAATTCCCTCATATTCTTAGTCTCAGTCTTGAACTCTTTAGGTTTACCATCCTCACCTAAAATAGGTTTTGTCTCTACAATACGTCCAATCTCAATACCAGCTTTTTGACACATTGCTCGTACAATCTCAGATGGCTTACCACCATATGTAGCAACATCAAATGTCATATTCAACTTTTGTGTAGAAGTAACATCTGCCTCAGCTACACAATTTAATGTAAGTGTTAATGCAGGCCCTTCAAAGTTTAATGTATACTTTAAAGCCTTACCAATCAAAGAAATATCTTCGATTACTTGACCTTTTCTATTACACCAACCATACCTACATCTTACATTACCCTCTTGTTTAGCCTTAACATTCTTATTAGTACCAGCCTTATGGTCTTTATCTTTTTTCTCATCCTCTTTTGTATAGGTATTTGACTTTTCAGCCTCTTCGTCTTTCTTTTTATCCTCAGACTGTTTCCACTCTATATTACCTTTAGTAACAGCATTGCCAGTATCTTTTAACTGTTTAGCTGTCTTCCAATTTTTACCTACAGGAATAGCATTAGCTAACAACTCCTCGATACGTAAGGCTGTATCATCATACAACTCAATATCAAAGGTAGAACCAGACAAGTCTTGATTAGACTTGCCCTTACGTTCTACATTCAAACTGATAACAGATTCATTATAATCCTTGTTACCAAAGTATGATATATTATGACTATCTATAGTTAAATCAATGAAAGCATAAAGAGGTTGATGACCACTCAAATCTCTTGTTATTTGACTCTCTTTAAACTCACTCATATCTGAATAGCACCTGTTTCATATATTGATTCAATAGCGGGTATTCTAAGAACAACACCAGCTGGTATATCTAAAGGATTATCAATTCGATTCATAACTGCAATCGCCCAATACATTAAAGGTGTACCATAGAACTTATTAGATATCAAATCTAATCTATTCTCATAACCCTTTTCTACTGAATAATATATGTCCCTATTACTTTCCCTAATCTCTATCTTATTAGGTGTCTCAATGTACGTATTCCCATCTAAATTTACTAACCTCTTCAAATTAGAATATCTAGATATTTTATCTTGTCTACTTGTAAAAGATTGTGTTATCTCAGTTTTAATCAATGACGGCTTATTCATCAACACACCTACCTAACAGGCCCCTCGTCAAACACATTATCAGCTTGCATTAATGACCTTGCCCTAATCTCTGTAAAACTAAAACTTATTTGAACATCAGAATATGTAGGAGAACTGTTACCACCTAAAGACTCACTATCAAGCGTATCACCTAAAATAGTACCAGCGGCACCACCCCATTCAATACTCACTGAGTTTACAATAGCTGTAATATTAATCATAGCACCAAATCTAACATAACAATAAGGCGGTGTAACTAGACTGCCTGTATACTTAGGATATACTAATTTTTTACACTCTAATACAACATTCTCCATGTCAGGTACAATATCCTTGTGAAGTGTAACACTATAAGAAACAGTTCTTGCTTCACTACCCTCATAGTTAAAATAAGGAGATGACCTGCCCATAGGCTGTTGTTGACCAAAACTAGCACCATAGTCCTCAGACACATCTGTAGGTAATGTAGCAAAATTAATCTTTGTACCTGTAACTAAATTAACTATATAACAAGGAATAATTGTAGTAGGATTCCACTGCATAGTGGTAACACCACTCTTACCTACTGACATTGAATAATTATCAGAACTGAAATCATTAGCCATATACTACAATCACCACCTATACTTTCAATAAATTATTAACTGAGGAGTCAGAACCAAAACCATTACCCCTATAATTTGAATTGCTACTAGCTACTACATTAATTAACGCATCTAACTTACTTTCTAACCTAGATACTTGCCATTTAATAGCATCAACAATATCTTCAGAACCACCATTATCTGTAGGTAAACCAACAGCAGTAGAGGTATTATCAGAATTTAAAGGGTTCTTATCAGCAGGCACTACCATTTCACCCTCATGAATTAAAGCAACTTGTGTATCAGGAACCCACGGTGTACCCTGTGCATACTGAGGTGTACCTTTAGTGTTTTCCTCATAGAATTTTTTAGACTTCTCTAATCGACTAGCGGCTGAGTCAGCACCAAAACCCTCATACTCTCTACCAAAAATCTCTGATGCCTTATCAACACTTATTTGACCTTTTAATGCATCTGACGTTCCTTTATACCCCTCTTGAAGTTCTTTAAGTAAGAACTCTAACTGAGTTTGGAAATCAGCAACACTCGTACCTTTAGACTGTGCATAATCCCATAAAGCACTTTTCCTACCCTTATCAGTCCATTGTGCTAAACCAAAACCTCTCCAATCGGCAAGAAATGCATCTTTACTAGCAGTAATCTGTTTTACTAAAGCTTCATTAGTAGTACCACCATCATCCTGAACGGCACCACTCCTAAACCCACTCTCTTCATGTAAATTACCAAGAATACCAGCGATACCCTCAGCAGAATAACCAGCCTTAGCTAAGAAATCCCAAATCTTCTTACCATCACCACTACCTGTAGACATATTGGCAGGTTTACCACCACCAACAGCAGAACTACCACTAGATGAAGAACTACCACCCTTTAAGAATTCTTTTAGTTTATCAAAAATAGAACCACTACCACCAACTAAATTTCCCAACACACCACCAGTGCCAAGATTTAAAAGATGCTTAAATATATTACCAAATAATCCACCCTCACCATAAGTATCTTGACCTGTAATACCAAATACACCTCTAAATACTCTCTCTAAAACAGACCTACCCTGTCCAACTTGTCCATCAATACCCAACGCTTCTATTAAGCTATTACCACCTGTAATAGGTATACCACCATCAGACCTAACAACACCAGCCTGTTGAGATGTTAAAACTGCCTCACCTTTGTGCAAGAAAGCAGGGTAGTTATCGTATGGAACTTCAGATAAACCACCAGCATGAGAACCAAAAGAACCTAATAAGTTAGAAACTACCCCAAATGGAGTCGCCATAGCTACTGTTTTCATTAGGGTATTTGTATTGTCACCTATGCTTGCACTAGGATTATTCTTAGACATCCCTAATAAGCTACCAACCCAAGAATCAGCAATTAAATCATGTACGGCGTCAAATGCAGACGTAAATACACCTATAATCTTATCAGGTATAGTAGAGATGTAATCTGTTAATGACTTAAATGCACTCGCTACTCTATCACCACCAATAGCATTAGCTATAGCACCTATAATAGCACCAGCTAAAGCACCAACTGGCCCACCAACAACGAAACCAGCGGCACCACCCTTTAAAGCACCACCAAGTATTGTGAAGATATCACCCATTAAATCCTCACCTTGAACACCCTTACCTGTACCAAAAATAGCACCGATTATACCACCAGTGATAGTTTGTAATAAACTATGGTCTTTACCAAACCACTCATCTGCCTTTCCAATCCCATCAAAGAAATCTAGAATGACATCAAAGAAACCACCAACAATAGGTATGACTTTACCAAGAACTTTAAAGATACCACCACTAAATAGTTTAGATGCTAACTTACCAATACCAGTACTACCAATCTTATCAAATATCTTTCCAAAGAAAGTAGAGAATACACTTCCCACCTTTGAACCAACTTTAGAAAATGCCTTTATCATCATATCAGGTGCATTAGCATAAAACACCTTGCCAATCCATGAGAATACACTCTTGAACTTACCTACGATAGTTGAAATGAAAGAACCCTTACCAGTGAATAATGTCCTTAATCCACTCTCAATCCCATGACTTAAAGCACCTTTAGAACTGAATAATGTCTTGAATCCACCACCCTTTAAGAATTTACCAAAACTCTTAAACGGACTAGACACCATTTTTAACATATCCTTAACGTCACCCCACCTATCAGA